AAAACAGTGTACGCTAAGTATTAATGGCTTGTCCTAACAAACCTACACTGATATAAAACAGTAAAAAGAAACCCCCTTTGCAGATGTGCATTGGGGGTTTTTTATTGCGTATAATAGAGTGAGGGCAGGTTGAATAGTTAATTTACACAGGATTCCTCCTATAGTTAAATTGCCCTCACTACTAGTTATAAAAAAAGCCCTCTCGCGAGGGCTTTGATTGGGTCAGATAGTTAGTTAGCGGTAGGAGACTGACCCTTTGAAAATAGTGCTCTAAGCAAATGTATAACTCCTACAATTAAATGATATGCTACTTGCACCAAACACCATGCTAAGTCTAACAATAACATCAACATATCCCATATTACAAAAGGCATGCCTAACAGTATAAATGCTACTGGTCTTTTGACAGGATTTAACCAAAGTCTAAATCCACTGCCAAGGTTTCTAGTAAAAATTAATGGTCCAATATTCATTACGCCGCCTCCATAATGGATTCTATTTCTATATTATTTTTTGTTATTTTAGAATGTATTGCCCACACCCATGGACCACTGTCCCACATAGTATAAAGATCAGTAGCATATACATTATGACTAAATTTTCTACCTGCATGACTGTGAAATGTTATTACATATTCTTTACCATCTAGATTAAAAGTAGTATATCCATATTGCCCTATTTTTTCTATAAGTTGTTTTGCTAATTGCTTATTCATTACGCTTACTCCCATTCATCTCTGTAGTATTGTTCAATGTAGTGACTGCGTCCATAATCACCAGTATAATACCAATTGCCATCAAAGTCCTTTTGTACAATAAGTTCAAAACAATCCCAATCACTGCCACCAAATTGTGCGTCAAGTTCTTTAATAAAAGTATGCGGACTGGTTACATCTAACATTTCTGGTAAGTGAAAATTGACACCATCATACATAAAGTCTATTTCAGCAAATTTGCCTACTTTTACATCACCTACACAAAATTGACCTTTGAGTGTTACTTTTTCCATTACGCCACCTCCTATTGAAATAAATCTTCTTTGTTTGCTGGATCATCTACCAGTGCTGATCTTCGCTTGTCTAAACCAATTTGCACTTGTGTATCGATAATTTCTTTTAACAGAGTTACATCACTGTAGATAATCTGACCGTTAAATGTATAGAATTGATTTTCTGTATCTTTCAAATTCAAGTACATTGTAGACTTTTGTCCATTAGCCCATGAGCTGAATGACATTGAACAACGACTGGTCCATGTATGACAACCAACATTTTGATTAGGAAAGTCTTTTTTGATGTCGACTGAATTGGTTTTAGCAACTTCAGTCCATTCAACCATTTTGTTAATTGCTGTGGTAAAGTATTCATAAGTACCAGAATCTCTAGCCATAGTAATTTCTAGCGTTTTTAATCCGCCATCAATTCTAACAATCACATTCTCTTTACCTTCTTCGGTAATACCTACCCACACTTCGCCTTTTTTAGCAATATGTTTGTCTAAAAATTCGTTGTATTGATAAGCATTAAACGAACCTACTTTGCTGATAGTATATGCATTAGCATCAAATGAAAATGCTACTAACATTACTGCGATTAAAGTTAATTTTTTCATAATATATAGGCCTCCACCTTTTTATCTAACTATACATATAGTATACAGCATTTACCATTATTGTCAACCACTTTTTTTCGGTTTTTTACACATTAGGCCAATTTTAAGGATATAATTTTATAATATGATAAATAAACATGCTAATTAGTACTTTTATATACAATGGAGAATACTTTGGCCTATAACTCCTATTACGATTTTATAACTAACCACCACGATTTATACACCCGCTACGAGGATGATTGGCGTCTAGCCGTTAAGAGTTATTATGGTGGTGTAGAATACAGACGAGGTAACTACCTCAAAGCATATGATATTGATTATTCTACTCCAAGTGAAGTAATCAACACCTATGACATTGATGACAATGGCAACCAAACAGGCAAGTACAGCACTTATGCCAGAGTAAACAGTTCAACAGATGCTGAATATGGCACACAATATCTCAGCAACTTCTACAGAGAAAAAATAGACAATGTTTGCGTATACCCCTACACACGTCTATATGTGAGTGAATACAATTCAATATTGTGGAGTACACCTCCAACTAGAGAATTACCAGACAAACCAGAAGTTGAAGAATTCTTAATGGACGTGAATGGCGAAGGTCTCAGTGTTAATGAATTTTGGAGTCAAGTAGACACATTCACAACAGTGTATGGTGTTGTGTGGTTAAGTTGTGTTAAGCCAGTAGGCAGAGATTATGCACTGTGGCACATGCACAATCCATTAGACGTAACCAATTGGGCTTACAGTTATGATGCTAATGGCGAACTAGTACTTAAAAAAATTGTTATAAAGATAGCAGAGAATGATGAAGTATGTGTGTACAGATACTTCACACCAGAAACAATAGACACAATATTTGTACCTTATGATGAAGATGCAGATATTGATTTACCTGAAGAAGCAGAATTCTTTGAAAATGAAGAAAAAGGTTATTACAGAATTTCCCAGGAAAATGAGTTGGGATACATTCCTGTAAGACCCGTGTATCAAAGTAGTAAAATATACAATGGTGTAGGTCATACGCCAGTCTTTGATATTGCACAGATTCAGCGAAGCATATACTCAGACATGGGAGAAATTTATTCCGCGGTTTCCTATGGTTCACACGGGGTATGTGTTGTAGATGAAGACACCGCCAATTTAAATGATGGTGCCATATCCGCAGAACCTGGCTCAATAATTCGTGTATCGAATTCATTGAACGGGCAACCCAATCACGTTTTTGAATTTGTTGCACCTCCAATAGACAGCATTGCAGAACTAAGACAGTTGATTGATCAAAAAATTGACAAAATGAATGCTGTGGCAATGATCAGAAGCGAAGATTTAATTCGTGCAAGTAGAAGTGGTGCACAAATTGAACAATATGATGCAAAATTAGAAGCATTTATAAGAAAAAAAGCAGTAAGCCTAGAGAATGCAGAATATCACATGTGGAAAATATGGTTTGATTGGTTAGAACAACCATTACCAGAAGACTTTAGTATAAGTTACAACAGAGTATTCAGCAAAAAAGGCATTGAACAAGAAATAAATGAATTACAACACCTAATGAATTTGGTAACAGACTATAAAGCCAAATTTGGTGGTGATAGAACGTATACAGTTGAACAATATTCAACACAAGAACAAGCAGAGGCTCGTGCAAGAGAATTGGGCGGGTCAGGTTTCCACTCACATGAAGAAGATGGAACAACAATTTATATGCCATTCCAAACACATGGTGAATATGAAATGGCAATGGAAAGATTAAACCCTGGTGTGGACCTAGAGGAAAACACGGGCTTTGAAGAAGAGATGAAAGAGTCACTGCAAGAACGAATGATGCAATTAATCAATAGTACTTACAGTAAAAATTCACTCTAATGTTAGGTAGGGAAAATATCTAACGAAGTTACTACGATGACTTCTATCGAATAAAAGGAGATATAAATGGAAGATACAGTCCAAAATACGGAAGTGCAAACCGAACAAGTTGCACCAGTCACAGATACTGAGTCAAAAGCGACTAAATCTGAGGAAACAGCATCAACTTCACCAAAAGTTGAAATGCGTGATGGGAAAACCTATGTAGATGGTATTCGTGTTTATCACAGGGATGACGTAAACAAGGTTGCCGCAAACGCAAAGAATGAAGCAATGAGCGGATTTCTCAAAGAACTTGATGTCGACAGTATTGATCAAGTTAAAGATGTTATCACAACGTTGAAAACAGCACCTTTAACAGAAGATGGTCAAAGCAGTCTAGACGTTAAAGCACTCAAACAGGCAGTAGCCAAAAGAGAGCAAACAGTTGAAGAACTGCAAAGTCAAGTTAATCAATTGAGAACTGATTTATTGTTGAAAGATCATATGAGCAATTTGAATGCAAGTATGCCAGGTAACTGGAATGCTGATCAAAAGCAGGCAGTGGTTGACTTAATGAAAGCCAGAGATATGTTTGCTATTGAAAATGATTCATTTCAATTGCGTAATGGTGATGAGTTCTTGACTGTGGATGGTGAAAAACCAGACTATGCTACTGCTGTAGAGCTAGTTGGCAAAGGTTTAGGTTTACCATTTGGCAAAAAAGGCGTAGATGTTGTTAACGGAGACACTGCTTCAAGTGATGCTAGTACTAGCAAAACAAAAGCACTTGATGAAAGCAGATTAAGTTCCGATCCAGAATATAGAGCCGCTTACACAAACCTTAGGCAACATAATGCCGGGTTAAAGCGAGAAGATATTACTCACAACATGGTTGTGAAACAATTAGATAGAGCACGTTCTTTGAGAATTGGCTCATAAAATAATTAACCATTAGAACAGGAGAAAGATAATGGCAACAACTAGTACAACTGTTCAAGAGCTTTATACTGACATCGTATCTGATTTAAAAATCTTTGTAGATGACGCTGTATTGCTTCCAAACAGTCAATTTGTTATGACTTCCTTTGACATTAGCGGAAGTTCCGGTAACACAGTTCGTGTACCAATTGTTAATGCTTATACAAACGCAGGTGAGATCGCAACCCCTGGTACATCAATCAAGGATGCGGCTAACTCAATCTTAAATCCAGGTGAAGTTGATGTTTCATTAACTAAATTTGGTGTAGGTTCAGACGTACATGAAGAAGCATTAGAAGACGGTGGTGTTGCTGTCGTAAGACAAGCACTACTTGATAGATTAAGTGGTGGTATTGCACAAGCAATAGACATCAAAGGATTCGAAACACTTGCAACAGCAGGTGGTAACTCAGACGTTAACCAAGACGGTAACGCTTCATTAAGCGGTTCTACTGCTGACGTTAACATCGTTATGGATCCTTCAGCATTAGCATATGCTGTAAAAAGACAACCAACTGTAAGAATGTGGTATAACCCAGACACAGACGTGCATGAATTCAGAGCTTCAACAAGAGCTGGATTTGCCGCACTATGGAATGGTGTAAGCACAGACTTCGGTATTAGAAAAATCAACGACTTGAACACAATCGGTTCAGGTACTGTAACACTTGACGAAATTGCTAAGTCAGTTGCTAACTTGAGAAAAGGCAACTACGGTGGTATGAGTGGTTCAGGTATGTTCGCGGCATTCATTTGTGCGGCTACTGAGTACTCAATCGCAAGTCAGTTAAACAGTGTAACTCAAAGTGCAATTGGTGATTTATCACAAATTGGTAACAGAGCATTGTTAACAGGACTTATTGGTCAAGCGGCAGGTTGTGAATTCTATAGATCAAACAACTTGGATAACCCAGCGTAAGGATAGGAAGATAATATGGCATTTATAACGGTTGGCGGTAGTGTAACAAGTTACGCTGAATATACAGATCTACTACAAAAGGATCAAAGGATCTTGGAAAGCAATGAATTAGTAGTCCCAGCAGAAAGTGGTTTCACTGATGTTACAGACTTTATTGAAGATTTGCTTACTAAGAGCACCGACCGTATCAATACCAAAATTAAAGCCTCTGCATGGTGGAGAGGATATTTGAATTATACTGGTACTACTGTGAGTGATCCTGCATTAGTACCAGACTTTAATCCTAATAGGATTAAGACTAGAAAACAAGATTTCACAGATGCCTGTGTATATTATTGTTTTAAAGAATATCTACTACCATTAATTGCTGATTTCAGCACAGAGGATTCTGCAGAAGTACAGAAAATCAAATACTATGATCAAAAGTTCAATGATATATTCAACGAATTATTAGACATGGCTGATTGGTATGATGCAGATGGTGATGGTACCGTAGAAGATGCTGAAAAAGTGTATAGTTACCAACCGGTAAGGCGCACAAGACGTAGAATGACTGTGACGAAGGTTAGATAATGGCTATCAGAGACGATTTATTGACTCAAATAACCACTAACCTCAGCAGTTATTCTGCTTTTAAAGTGAGTAACGAATTACCGTTTAACAGTAGTGACACACCTTTGTATCAAAAAAACATGAAGACTGTTTATGTAGATGAACAATTTCAAGATGTTACAGAGTATGCCCCTACTTTTAGTCAAGATGTCATGCAGACGGAAACAACTGTTAGTGCATATTTGACTACAGATGCTAAAAATCAACCTAGTGATATTGATTCAGTTGTTAATGCAATACTTGATGCCAGAACTGGCATTGCAAACGTTTTTCAAACAAGTAGCCAAGTAGAGTCAGAAATAGCAGATGATTATATCACATACAATTTTGAATTTAATTTTACTAACCTTTAAAGGAGAACATAATGGCAGTAATTAACACATCAGCAGGCAACGAAGCCGTATTGAAAATATACGACTTAGTAAGTACTGCGAATACTACGATTGTTGATGCTAATGTTCTAAGTATTCCTTACATGCAAGATGTTACAGTTAACAACGCAACAGGTACATTCAGATATAAAACACTTGATAGTGGATCTGAATCTGTTGTAACAACACCAGCGACTAACCAATTATCATTGAACGCAATCGTCGACGACGCCGCTTTCTTTGGTGATACTGATAGTACAGATACAGGTGTTGTAGTTGACGAAGGATTATTTGGAACCAGTGCAAACAAAACGCAAATTGGTTTTAGAATCTACTTTGATGGAACAGATACCGGTAGTAAATATCTACAAGGTATTGGTTTCATTTCAGGATTAGCACCAACAGTTAATCCAGATGCTCCGCTTTGGGTCACTCCAGTCACTCTAGAAGTGAATGGTGACTTCACAGAAGCAGAAGTATCAGCCTAAACCACATATAGTTCAGCAGGGGCAACCCTGCTGTTCTACTTAGGGAGATTATAATGAAAGAAAGAACAAGACAGGCGTTCTATAAATGGTCAGAGACTGCAAAAAGCAGTGACAAGTTCATTTGGGAAGGCAAGCCATACAGCAAAAAAGAAATGCAAGAACACATTAATGGTAAACCAGCACCAGTTGTCAAACCAGCACCAAAACCAGAACCAAAAGTTGAAGAAACAATAAATATAGATGTAGAGGAAAAAGATGAAGATTTGGGAGAACCACTCCACTACGGAGATCCTGAAGAGCATTGAGCAAGAAATTGCCAAAGCACAAAATGAAATAAATTGTGCTCATAAGGATATAGAGAAAGCAAAACGTAGAATTGCGTTTTCATTAACAGCAATTCATTATTTTAAGAAAAAGGATATATAGATATGAATATTACAGAATTAGCAAAAGAACCCTCATTAACCAAAATTACCCTAGACGATGACTTCATTACTGAGAAATACGGTGATGCAGTTGAATTTTGGGTATGGGATCGTCAACCAATTGACAAATATGTACAATTAGCACAAGGCGAAAAAGATGTGGGTGCAGTAATGGGCGTAGCCAAAGAAATGATTTTAGATGAAAAAGGCAAGCCTGTTATAAGTGAAAAAGTATCATTACCAGCAGACGTGGCATTTAGAGCACTCACCAAGGTGATTGAAACCCTGGGAAAGTAAACGATCTTACTTTTGACGTAAAAGATCCTGTTCTGCAGATTGTGATGATAATTGAAGGTATGGCAGAGAGATATGGTATGTTGCCCAGTCAAATATTGCGAGAAGGCACAACTGTAGATTTAATTTACTTTGATACTGCTCTCAGTTATAGAAATTATCTATCAGAGTCTAAGAAAGGTAAGATACCTAAAAACAGTGTAAATCAAGAAGATTTACAACGTAGAATGGAACAGGTAAGAAATAAATGAAAATAGATACTCGCGAATTTGATCAATTGATGAAGGAACTGGAAAAAGTTCCTGCTGACAGTGTCAAACAAGCGGGTGTATTTTTCAAAAAAACAACACCTATACGTAGCGGTAATGCTAGAAGCAAAACCAAAACAGAAGTTAGGGCAAGTAGGATCAAAGCCGATTATCCATATGCAGGTAGATTGGATGAAGGTTGGAGTAGACAAGCGCCAAAAGGTATGAGTGATCCTACAATTGATTATTTGGAGAAAATAATCGATGAAAAAGTAGGGAGAATGTAGTGGCTAAAAGTATCAAGGTAGTACTAGAGCTAGACGACAGAAAGTTCAAGCAGGGCATGAAAAGTGCCGATGCCAGTGTCAATAAATTTGAACAAACCAACAAGAAAGCAGGTCTCAGTATAGGCTCATTGGCGGCAGGCTTAGCCGCCGCAGGTACAGCCGCATTGGGTTTAGCCAGTGCTGTTAATGCCGCAAGAAGTGTTGAAGACTTAGGTATAACATTAGAAACACTTTATGGTGATGCAGAGCAGGCCGCACTTGCTCTTGAAATGGTTAAAAATGAAGCCGCTAGATTACCTATTGCATTGAATGATATACAAAGTGGTGTACCTGCACTAGCACTTGTAGAAGAAAAGATGGGTGGCTTAGACAAAGCAATCCAATTCACAGCAGGTGTGGCAAGTTCATTTGGTATGAGCTTCCAAGAAGCCGCCACAAACGTACAGAGATCATTAAGTGCTGGTATTGGCGCCGCTGACTTGTTCAGAGACAAAGGTGTTAAAGCATTCTTAGGATTCCAAGAAGGTGCTGAATACACTGCTGAACAAACAGAAGAAAAATTCTTAGCCGCATTTGACAAAGTAACATCAGCAAACGAAAAAGCCGCACAGTCAATGACTGGACAGTTGAGTATGGTTGGTGATGCTGTATTCCAAGTACAAGAAGCATTGGGTACTGCATTTTCAGAAAGTCTCAAAGAAGTTATTATGGGCTTCAATGATGCTTTTGCAGAAAACAAAGAAACAATTTTAGCAGTTGCTAGATCAATAGGTGAGAACTTGGGTAAAGCACTCAAGGTATTGGTAGAAAATTTAGACATAATTATACCATTAATCACAGCATTTGGTGCCGCTTGGGCCGCCATTAAATTTGTTGCACTAGCACAAGGCATAATGGGCATAAGAACAGCCGTATTAGCAATGAATGCCGCCATATTGGCAAATCCAATTGGTGCAGTAGCGGCCGCAATAGCCGCCGCGGCAGTGTTAATCGTTACATATTGGGATGACATCAAAGCCGCCGCAGTAAATGCCGCAATGAACATAGAACTTGCATGGTTAAAATTAAGTGCATGGTTCATGGAAGTATTCAGTGGGGCTCTAACAGCAGTCAGAGACAAGTTCTTTGATTTACAAGACAGTGTTATAGCCACAGCAACAGCCATTGCCAACTTAGATCTCAGTGCTCCATTTGAGAGCTTCAATACTGTATATGATGCAACACTAGAAAACCTCAAAGCAGGTAGAGTTGACACTGCTGTATTCTCTAATGCACTAGAAGAAAACCGTGCTAGACAAATTGAATTAACCAGTGCATTACAAGTAACCACAGAACAAATTGAAGATCAAACAGAAGCAAAAGGCGAAAACACAACTGCCACTGAAGACAACACTGCCGCTACAAAAGATCTAGCAGACGCAACAGCAGAAGCAGTTGACCAATGGACTATACTCAGTGAACGCACAGAAGTAGCCAATGAAGAAATTACCAAAGTAAATGATGCTTATGCAGACTTTATTGACATACTAGAAGAAGATGTAAGACTTGCTGGACTGAGCAATGAAGAACGTGAAATACAAATTACGTTAGCCAAAGCATATGAAAAAGCCGCAAAAGAATTAGGTATAACTGTAAATGAGCTCAGTGAAGAAACACAGGCCAACATTGAAGCAGAAATCCGTGCATTGCTAGAAAGCAAACAAACCAAAGAAGATGAAGCAGAAGCGTTCATGAAAGCAGAAGAAGACAAACAAAAAATGCTTGACAGAACGTTGGAAAGAATTGAAGAAAACATGAATGCACTCACAAGTGCCAGTGAAAATGCAGTAGAACGCATGGAAATGGAACATGAGTACATGATGAGAACCATTGACTTGTATGGTGTTGAAAAAGATGTTGCAGAAGCATTACATGAATACAACAAAGAAGTAGCAGAGATTGAAACCAAATTAGAAAATGACATACAAGCATTGAGAGCCGCAGGACATGAAGAAGAAGCGGCCGCAATGGAGGCTGAATTAGAAAATGTAAAAGCCAAAAATGAAGAACGCAGAGCAGAAATAGCCAAAACAGCAGAAAAAACAGCAGAATATCAACGTTCATTTGAATATGGTTGGCGTACTGCTTATGCAAATTGGATGGATGATGCCGCCAATGCCGCTAAATTTGGTACTGATGTGTTCAATACTTTTGCAGATGGACTTGTAGATGCAATGGTTGAATTTGCAGAAACAGGTAAGTTCTCATTCAAAGACCTAATGGATGACATGAAGAAACAGATTATCAGATTCATGGCAGAAAAAGCAGTTAAATCATTCTTGAAGTTCTTAACAGGTAAGGGTTCAAGTTCAGGTGGTGTTATTGGTGGTATTGTGTCAGGTATCAAATCAATATTTGGATTTGAAGATGGTGGATATATACCAGGTAACAAATTAAGCATAGTGGGTGAGAATGGTCCTGAACTGTTTATGCCTGCTTCAAGTGGTACCATTATACCTAACTTTGCAATGGGTGGTACAGGTGGCGGAGGAGTCACCAATGTTTACTACACAATATCAGCAGTAGACAGTCAATCATTTAAGAATTTAATTTCAAGTGACCCTGAATTCATTTACAATGTAACTGAAGCAGGACGTAGGAGGGTACCAGCATAATGGGTATACAAAGTGTTATAGACAAAGCAGAATTAATCACTGTTAGCAAACAAAAATTAACAGGTACTACCATCAGCAGAAGTGGTAGATTGAGAACCAGTATGGTAGCAAGTGCCCAACCATTTAGATTCAGTGTTAAGTATGCAGACATGCAACAGTACGAAACATTAAGGGGTGTGTTAGAAGACTTGGACACATTAGACACTGTGGGCAGTGAAGCAATAGACATAGGCAGTACTAATACAGGCCTAAGTTGGATCACTGCATACCAAGGTGATTTAACCAGTGCCCAAGTAGGACAGTTGAGTGTTGATAGTTATAGTGGATCCACTATCACACTCAGCACCAGTTCAGTAACAGGCAGTAGCCCAAGTGATTATGTTGTTAAAAAAGGTGACTACATACAGTTAGACAGTGGTTACAAATATCCTTATTGTGCAACCAGTGATGTATTGTTAGGAGCAGTAGGTGCCGGTACAAAAGTCAGCATACCATTACATAGACCTATACTCAGTCAAACAGGATATACCATTGTAGGTGCAGGTGTTGTGGTTGGTAATGATGTAACATGGCAAGTTAAAATGTTAAGCAAACCATCATACACTATTCAACCAGCAAGGTATGTGGAATTTGAAGGCAATTTTGAGTTGATGGAACTCATAGAGGACTAGTATGCCAAGTTATGATAGTAATGTCAGCATAGCACACGCACTGTTTGTTGATTTAAATTTAGGTGGTACAAATTACTACATATCAAATGCATATGACACTATCACTGTAGATGGTAATCCATACACAGAATTAGGTGCATTTTTAAATGTGGGTGAATTTGTAGAAGATTTTAAAACCACAGAATCAACATTTGATATATCATTAAGTGGCATACCAGGGGGTACAAGATTCATAGACATCATACAAGGTGCAAAAATCAAAGGTGGTGAAGTAAGTATTAGGAGAGCATTTTTTGACACAGACAATCTCAACACCATAGCAGGTGAAGTGTACTTGCGTTATAAAGGTGTTGTGTCAAATTATCAAATACAAGAAAACACAAATTTTATAAACGGACAAAGCACAAACACATTGGTGCTAACAATAGCAAATGTGTTCACAGTGTTAAGCAAAAAAGTCAGTGGGCAAAGAACAAATGGTTCAGACAGACGTAGATTTTTCACAGATGATCAATCTTTTGACAATGTCAAGAACTTGACCACACTGCCAACATTTGGAACATAATTATGCCAGACATGAATAACGTTTTTGGAGCAGTAAGTGACACCCTCAGCAGTGTGGGTAGTGAAGAAACAGTCAACAGCATAGTTGGTTCTCCGTTAGCAAGTGGTGTTAGGCCAACCATTGGCACGAGCTTTTTGCCAAAAACACAAACATTGCGTTTGAGTAGTGGTGGTGATCCCAGTAAAACAGGCAGTAATCAAAATGACAGAGCTCAAACACCTCCAGCAACCACAAACAAAGTACCAAGAATATATGGAAAAGTCACAACAGGTGGTGTAATAGTTGATGCTGTTAAGAGCAGTGCCAACACAATTTTTGTTGCTTATGTGCTCAGTGAAACAAATCCGGATAGATTTGACTTTCATGATGGTACACAGAGTGCAATTTACAGAGATTGGGAATTAAGTGCAATTTACAGAGACAATTATGAGTGTGAAGTTGCTACTTTTGGTGATGCTAGTGGTTTTGGTAATGCCGCAACCAAAGTTAGAACACTAGTACCATTAGAAGGCGGTACAAATGTCAGTATATCAGCGGCAAATGTGTTAAATGTTTGGGCATGGGCTGGCAATTCAGAAGCAAATTCACAAATATTCCCATATTATTTCAACAACAGATCATTATATGGCGATAATGCATATGATGTATTCCCAACATGGGACGCAAATGTCACAATGCAAGACACTGTTTTTGCTATTGTGGAAGTTGACAGATTAAATGAAGATATTGACCCCACAGCAA